CTTAAAAATACAAAACTGTTCAATTGAGGACGAAATGTATATGGTTCACAATCTTGATTATATGCTTCTATGTCAAAACTATTAGGAAGAACGAAAATGTCTCTTTTAAACCCTGCCGATCTCAATACGTCTATACAAAAATTGGAGTTAACCCACACTTCATGATACATGTTGGCTATCTCAAGAAATTGTTTAGGAATTGTTTTTGCTTCAATCGTAGTATATAAAATATTATATTTGCCAAATGAAGAAATACTCAAAGTAGGAATAACACTTTCTATAACAATAGCATTCCTGGATACTTGTGAATGGATTTCTCCCAATTTGATTATTCCATCTTCGTCTAATTGATTATTTTGTTTGTTTACCGGTTCTACTGATACTTTCACACCTTCATTATGTAATCCTATTGCCAGATTTCTATTTACTTTGGCATATCCTCCAAGCTCGTAGAAATGCCCTCTAAGCCTCACTTCTATTTTATCCTGTATAGACTCCACTTTTTCTCCTACGACCTCTCTATGGGCTTCCTGGGCCGTTTTAAGAGCATTCTGTTGTAGGATCACAGCTTGGTCTTGTAGTCTCAATAGATTCTTTTCAAATATTGATTTTCCACACCTTGTAATACGAAATCCGCCCATTTTGATTAATTTTCTGAAACCTGCGGATTTTTTTACATCATCTAACGTTATTTCTTGGGGAGAGTTATCTTCAAGATATAGTATATCTCTATTTAAATCACCTATATGTATTGTATTTTTTGTTAAATTAACGAATTTCATTTTTGTTCTATTCCTAAAGCATAATAATCTGGTCTATTTCTGTATTCGATATCTACTTTTACTTGTTTCCACAATAACTTGTGTTTTTCTTCTTGAGTCAAACTATTAGAATATTGTCGTAATTCTTTTTGTACAACAGATTTACCACTCCTACAATTTTTGCACAGAGGAATAATCTCGATATCGATATTTCTAATTTCATCATCATAGACACTTCCTAAAATGGGATAAGATTGAGAATCAACACAACAATTAACAATATTCCCATTCCATAGAACATGAACTCCACCTTTTTCGATATGAGCACATGGGAATGTTGTTTTGTCTTTATTCGGGACATCATCTTCGTTTATTTGCCCTGCCCAATCATCATTAAATGCAGATTGGATATCAAGCGTAAATATTTGAGACATTTTAACTTCTTTTATTATTTTCAAAACTTTTTCTGTTATTTGCTTGTTATGTTGGCTAATTGTAAGATGTGATAATCCAGAGTGGCTAAATTGTTCCACCAGTTTAGGTGTTATCAATACACCATTCGTACTTAACCCAACTTTAACTATTTGGCTTAGTTGCTTAATAAAGTCTAGTATATTGGGATTTAGTAAAGGTTCTCCTATTCCATGAAGCCATACAATATGTTCATCATTTGGTTGTCCTGAAGGATTAAGAATTTTTGCCCAATAACAAACTCTATCAAATGTATCTTGGGACATATTGCCATTGCCGTATGATAATCCTTTTGAATGGGGACAATATGGGCACTTTAGATTACAGCGTGATGATGTTTCTATTTTGTGAATCCACTTTGCTTTCATATTTTTCTCCTCTACTTATTATTTCGGCAAAAAATTAACCCCATCGTTAAATGGGGCTAATAGGGAAGACACAAGATACTACGACAGTGGCTATTGACTCTCGATCAACTTCCCGTGGGAAGAGAATATTAATATGAAATTATGATTTCGGATGGTTATATTTCCCCTTAGAAACGTTAATAGCGAAATTGGCCATTTTGCTGGAATTTCCTCCTTGGCCAATGGCTTTATCTATACATGATTGACAAACTCCTTTAAACCCATTACTCTTACACCATTTACCAAATTTGCCTTCATGGGATTTGGGAACTGCATCTTGTATCCACTTGTCATCTTTTTCTTTGGCAGTTTTCATAAGGTCGAAATATGTGGTTGCAGCTTCTAATTTTTTTTCATCTTTTGTTAACTCTTCTTCCATTGTTGGCAAAAATTCTTCATCATAATATTTTGGATGTTCTTCAAGGTGATCCATAGTGATTTCTTCTGCTAAATCTTTATCATCTGTATGTTCTAATTCTGTTTTTATGCCTTTTTCTAAAGATTTTGAATCAAAATCAGATGGGTCTTTTTTGTCCGCTAATCCACCTGGACTTTTGTCTTTTCTCTTTTTTGCTATTTTGAATAATCCTAAATCAAATATACTTTCAAATGCGAACATAGGCATAGTATCCTCTACTTTTTTGACTTTTGACTCGTGTAATTCAACTTGCTCACCAGCAAATTCTACAACAATACGCTCTCTATCTTGATTGACAAATAAAATAGGGGCAGTTCTTGTCTGGCCTTTATAGGTAAATTCAACAATATCTCCAGGTTTATATCGAGATATGAATTTTGGTTTTTCTATCTCTGGTTCAGAAAAAAACCCGGATTGTTTAGATAATAGTCTCAATCGTTATATTCCCTGTGACACTCCACGGGGCAAGCCCCGTGGCATTTGGTAGGTTATCCTACCATTCTTTTTCCTGCTTCGCAGACGGGCACTGAACCACAACGTAGCTCTGTAACCTTCCCATCTCCACAGGCGTTACTTCCCGTGTGTCCCACGGTAGAGTTAGCTCTTACTAACTATAATTATATAGCGAAATATTGTCAAAAAACCTTCTTGATTTTTAATAAAATTATTTATATTCCCTATAACTCATATATTCCCTATATTACTATTTTTTCCTCTGCAAATTTTTCAGTATTGCCAAAAAATTTCTTGAAGGTATTCAACGTCAACACTTCCCGCATCAACATACCCATGACTCCTGGTGCCTTCACCGGATGGCGGGTAGGGAAATGTTAGGGTATCTGGATCTAGCCACTTGTGATATTCAACATGACCATCACAAAACGAAATATTATCACCACCATCGTGATTGCCAGCAACATAATCAATCCATTTTCCAGGCTGACTGGAACACATAAATGAGTTCATGTTATAACCACGATAATCATCTTCTTCAATATAACACATAATTTCGCTGGGATTTGTGATATGCATCCATTTAAAGACCCTACCACTAAAGCCTCCCTCTCCATGTAGCATTCCACTCAAAGCATATGTAATGTAATAATCATAAACAGGAGTCGGACAACTATATATATCTATGTTTAGGATATAAGGCCATAATTCCCCCACAGTCATCCCTTCAATCGTATTTCCGCCTTGACTACTACTAGCGGCCCAACATCCATTATGCGTATTCGATTCTACTAAAACCATTCGATGTTCTACGGAGTGCTGTTGCCATGCAATCGTTAATTGCCTCATATGATGGGCACATTCGGTCATCTCCCCTCTGATTACAGACATTCTAGCAGATGGAGATAGAATGGCTAATAGTACAGATATAATTGTAACGACTACTAACATCTCAATTAATGTAAAGGCTTTTTTGATCATGTTTAATCTCCCTATTATAATTCAAACTTTCTTGCTTCCCTACCTTTTTTTCGGCAAAGGAAAAGAACACAAATCAAAGAATACTATAACTATGAACTGGTATAGACAGATAAAATTAGCTTTTCCAGTTGTGCCAAATAATGATTTGTCGTTTATGGACATAGGTCATGGCAGGAAAGAGAAAATAGAGATAGCCCCAGACATTTATGATATTAGAGGCAAGCCAGTGGATGTGGTCTTATGGTTTGTAAACTCTAACTTCATTCTCTTTACCTGGGAAACAACGTCTGATCAGTCTCATGAAGATTGGGAACGGATGAATGAACGGGATCAAAAGATTTTCGCAAGTGGTAGATATGACCCGTCATCTGATGTCGCAAGCATTGCAATAAATTTCAAATACGAGAATCCCAAACAAAACGATTATCTAGAAAAAAGAGTAATATCCATAATAGATGCGGAATTTAACAATCCAAAAATTACGGTATTTAGATAATGAATTGGTATAGACAAATAAAATTAGCCGCTATCTATTATACAGATATTGGACATAACGAGGATAATCCTACTGAAGTGACCTTATGGTTCATAGACTCAGATTTTAAACTGGTCACTTGGGATACTATGTCTAATAATTGTCATGAATATGAGGCTATGACATCAGGTCCAGTAAAAGATGTTTTTGCAACTGGGAGATATGTTCCAGGAACACATATGCTAAGTGCTGTTATTAGTTTTAAACATGAAAATCCTGATAGATACGCTTTCGTGGAAAATAAAATAAAATCGATATTAGATAAGGCTTTTAATAATCCTCATATGGTGATTTTTCATTAATGAATTGGTATAAACAGATAAAACTAGCGGATCAGATGATACCTGTAGGCGATATGTGCCAACATATATTTGAATCAATCCAATTACAGAACAACGGAAATTGGACAATAGAAACAGAAAACTTAGCACCAGGATACAAAGACCAAAAAAGATTTAGATGTAAATTGACAGGTACAGATGTCGTTATGCCAGGAGATTGGTTCCATATCAAAACATATGTTTATATTAGAAAAGCCCCTCATGTTGTCCATCCGTCCGAAGGTTCTTATGGGATGACAAGAGGATGGGATGAACCAGATATGACACCAACAGTATTTGAAGACACCATGGAATTCAGACAATACTATTTGGACCAAATGAAACCAATGGAAGCCAATGAATATAATTCAGAAACAGGAAATGAATTAATAGACTTTACAACTGTGCTGTGGGGAGCAAGAATAGAGCCACGAAATAAAGGGTACTTCAATATCGAAGAAATAGGAGAAAGCGATAAAGGACAACTGAAAACTCCTTACGAAGTAGGACAATATGTAAAAACAACAATTAATAATTTCTATTTTGGAGGAGGAGATGACAACGATGAACCAGAAGATAATCCCGTTTCTCCAACTCCAGGAGTTGAAGTGGAAGACAGAGAATATAGTTATGTATAATTTTTTGCGGAGAAATAATGAACTGGTATAAAATAGTTAAAATAGCCCAAGGAGTCCAAGCTGGAATTACTGTCAACAAAAAAACTGGCATGAAATTCCTAGCATTAATGGGAAATACATTCGCAATCAAAGACACACTAAGAAGCCTTGGATTCAGATTTTTCAAAGGAACGTGGTCAACAGCAATCAAATTCATCACTCCAGAAAAAAGACAAGCATTAGAAGCCTTAGACCTCGATCTATCACTTCTTGATTCTCCAGACGCCCAAGAAGGACAACCGCAGATAGAAGCCCCACCTGCCGTACCAACAGAACCAAAATCACCAGTAGAAATAGAATTGGATAAAATGAAAGCAGGTATAGAAAAAGCAAAAGGAGAAGCCGGAAAAGCAAGTGATAAAGCAAAAGCCATTATAGATTATGCCCACAAGATGATTAATGAATTAGCATTAAGAGTAGACTCTGAAGCCGCAACCGAATTCGTAAGAAGCTATCTATCATTCGCGGCCAAATTCCACAACTACAGTTTTGGAAACCAAATTCTAATCTGGTTCCAAAATCCAAAATCTATTAAAGTTGCAGGAGCAAAACAATGGATGGCTAAATTCGGAAGACAGGTTACAAACTGGGGAAATAAAATAGAAATTATAGCCCCAAGAACAGGCCTAACACAAGAAGGTAAAAAACTAAAAGCAACGATGTCTACAGATCAATGGTTTAATTTTCCAAACAGAAGCCAACATGAGTATATGTACTTTGTTCCGGCTATTGTCTATGATTTTGCAGACACAGAAGCTATGGCCGGATGGAAAGGGAAAGAAGGAGAAGGCCCCTATGAACCTAAAGAATGGAGACAAGATCCCAACGAACAATTAGAAGAAATCACATTCCTCATTAATTCGGCTTGGGATTGGGCAGTGGAATTAGGAATAGATATGGGAACAGAAGAAATGCAAACAGAATTAGGTGGATACGCAGCTGGTCAAAAGATAAGAATTAATGACACATTCGATGGTATTAACAAATTTAGCACGTTAGTCCACGAACTTGCTCACGAAATTCTACACTGGTCATTGGAAGGTAAAAAAGAAAGAAAAACATTGACAAGAAAAGATTTAGAAATTGACGCAGAATCAACAGCGTTTATAGTTCTTAATCATTATAGTTTTGAAACAAAGGATACGCCAAGATATATCGCATTGTGGCAAGGAACAGGAGCAGATGTGAGAAGAAGAAGAGAAGCTATATCTAAATCAGTTAAAACGATAATTACGGGGATTAATAAAAAAGCGGCAGAAATGGATATGGGAGAACAGACAGGATTACCCTAATCTGTCCCTTATTCTTTCAAAAAAATCTTCAGGATAAGGTCCACGATGAAGAAATCTTAACATGTCTCCGGCGTTATGGTCCCATGATAGGTCACTCATGTCATCCCAACGAACGCTAAAATATGTTTCTTCTACACCATATATATTCTCTATTTTTCCACAAACTACCATGCCATCACCGCGAGTGTATTCTATAAGATCACCTATCTTTAATTTGTGTATTTTCATCTTCATATGTATAATCTGTCTCTTATTTTCTCAAGAAAACGTCGATGTTGCTCTTCCCCTACCCAATTAGGGAACCATTCCTCCATAACTTCTCCAATTGACCCATCCTCTTTCTCTATACCTATCTTCCCATTTTTATCAATATAATATTCTAATTCTTTCATTTTAGTCTATCCTCAATTTTCTCAAGAAAACGTCGATGTTGCTTTTTCTCTGCCCAATTAGGAATCATCTCTTCCATAACTTCTTCAACTGTCTGGGAATAACAGTCCATTTGCCAAGTATATATTGTCCCATCCTCTTTCTCTATACATATCTTCCCATTTTTATCAATATAACGTTCTGATTCTTTCATTTTAGTCTATCTCTAATTTTATCCATAAAGTCCTCATATGGACCAATATAGTGTTCAACATATTCTAATTGATACCTATATTCTAAGCCACATGGCCAATTTATGTCACACTCCCCAGAAGGAGTAATCGCAGATATTACACCATATAGTATTCCTTCATTTCTCATATGTCGGTTCCATATAGGATAATTCTCTATATCCAATTTCACTTCATCTCCCACCTTGAATTCTGTCATCCTAATCTATCCTTAATTTTTGCCGAAAATTCTTCATGTTGACTAATGAAAAAATCACTAATCAGTTCGTCTTCTGGATGGCATATATGATAAAGGCCCGAATCCCATGAAACGTCATAATCTGGAATTTTTCCCCTGTTAATGCCATACAATTGGATAATGGTTCCTTTGTCACTAATATCATGGATATATCTTACTCTGTCTCCTACTTTAAATTTATGTTTCATCCTAATCTATCCTTAATTTTGTCTTCAAAATCTTTGTAATGATATATATCATATCTTTCCTGGGCTATTAGCCAAGTTTGTGGAGTATGAACGGGGTGTAGGACAACACTCAAAGGTTGCGTCCACTCAGCCTTGTATTCCGTTTTATATACCTGCGATTTTTTATTATTAGTTTGCCAAGGTTGCGGTTTGTGGCTTGGGCCAAAATACATAGGTTGATTGTTAATCGGCCAATCCATCACGGGTTCTATTTCTATCCCAAGTCTATCTCTAATTTTGTCTGCGAAATCATCATAAGACATTAATTTTCTCCCATTCTATCTCTTATCTTTTCTACTTTTTTGCCAATCCGGTATCCATCCATTGCATGATGGGAAAAACACAGGTTTAGTCATTTGCACCGCCGTCCATTCTACAAAAGGTTCTATTTCTATCCCAATCCTATCTTTAATCCTGTCTGCGAAATCGTTATAAGACATTAATTTTCTCCCATTCTGTCTTTGATTTTATCTTCAAAATCTTTGTAATAATCGGCATAATAATCAGAAGCATGTGGTCCAATGTTGTACCATTTTTGTATGAGATTTTTGTCGTATGCCACACCACACATAAACACTCCCACCAGTCCTTTTAACAAAGGATGGTTAGGATTTATTTTAGGATGTAAAGGTGGTTTTGTCATTTTTCCCGATCCTTTCATTAATTCTCTCTTGAAAATCCGCATAAGCAGATAGCAACTTAGGAAGAGATGGACCAAAAAAATCTAACATCTCTGCAAGATCCTCTCCATATTCTTCCCATTCCCTTTCGGTCATTATTCCATCCTGTCTTTTATTTTATCGAGAAAATCATTATGATCTTGTTCGGAACTTGATTTTTTAAACATTCTCCACAAGGCATTATCGAATGTTGTCTGCGTACTATCGATAGTATGACGTAATTGTTTAATAGCATTAACCATATTCTTAAATTGTTTCGTCATTTCATTGTATCGTTCTAACATAATCTTTACCAAGTCTATCTATTATTTTTTCGCGAAAATCATAATACGCTTCTTCTTCCTCCGAACGAAGAGCTTTGTCTCCTAAATCAATCAATTCTGTTAAACATTTATTTGAATACATGGTAATCTTTCTTTTATCTTATCGAAAAAATCTGTAAAATATGGATCGTATCTTTTTATAAAAAGGATAATCTCCTTATATCTATAACTATTTCTAATGCCATCACGCCAAATTACTGAATATTTGTATTCTCTATTTCGATTAATTATATCTATTACACCGGTGATTAACGGCCCACCATAATCATTCCTAAAAAACATTTCTTGTCCAATTACTAATTTCATAACATCCTGTCTTTTATCTTTTCTAAAAAATCGTTATGATAATCACAATGAACAATTAGCCATTTATAATATGGAATTGATCCTAATTCGTCTTCCCATTCAACCCAAGGATGTCCAAAATCATTGACACTAGTGATTGTCCCAAGGCGATTCTCCATATCTTTGTAATATACTTTATCCCCGATTTTAAACTTCATGATAACCTATCCTCAATTTTGTCTAGAAAATCTTGATAAATTTCTTCATCTACCAATCTAATTTCGTCATAAGGAAATAATAGTTGTTGTATCTGTACTTTGTGTGGATCTACAGAGTCCCATTGGACCAGATACTGGCCTTTTTGTGTACCAAATAAGCCGTCTATCGCTATAATAATCCCAAAACCATGATTTTTACACTTAACATGTACTACCCTATCTCCGATCTTTAATTTATTCATAATAGTCTATCCTCGATCCTGTCCATAAAATCCGCATAAAAATGAGGATCGAATAATTTTAAATAAGAGCCATGGAATATCAGACTACTAATAAGTGTTTTAAACTCGACATTATAGTACTCCCCCTTTCTACACAATATGATAGTGCCAACCCCATATAGATGTAAATCGTAATCCATTTTATGAACAACTATATCACCAACTTTAAATCTCTTCATGCTAACCTGTCTGTTATTTTATCTCTGAACTCTTCATATTCTTCTTTTTTATTTAAACCATCAATAAAATCCGTGATATCTTGATAATGTTTTGATGGGATTTCTAATTGTAAACCAAATGTTCCCCCATTACCACCACCAGAAGCCCCTAATATCTTAACCTTCTCTGACATAGTATCTCCTTTTTTTGCGGAAAAATCATACATCATCTGTGATTTCAATCAACGACCATTTCTCATTTGGCCCATCAGGCTCAATACGAAATTGGACTTTCCCATTCTCACGAAAAGAAATAATTTTCTCTGATGTTATATCTACAATATCAAAAACTTTCAATCCAGTATCAGTTTTCATAAAACATATTAGCTGTTCGTCATCACCCCTCTCAGATAACTTCTCTCTTAAATCTTTCACTGTTAATACCATACTTATTATCCTTTCATTCTATCTCTAATTTTGTCTCTAAATCCAAAATATGAATTGGCAACAAAAAGACTAAAACCTGAAGCGACAAAAACCAAATCCGAAGGTTGATTCAGAGTAAGTTTCGAGTAATTATCCCATTTAACAACATAAACTCCTTCTGGATACATAAAATTAGACTCCTCTTTAATCCAAATTACACCATCCTTCTCGGTATCTTTTAATCTAACTAAATCTCCTACATGTAATTCCATTAAAACATCCTGTCTTTTATTCTTTCTTCAAAGTCAGCATAAGGGTCAAGTATAAGTGCCTGTGGATGATACAATATCGTTCCATCATATTTTTCATCATCCCATAAAACCTCTGGATCACCTAACACGTTTGATACTACAATACCATATCTGATTCTTTGAGGCTGCTTGCTATACTCCTTACGCAGAATCACTCTGTCTCCTATTTTAAATTTCATTGTAATCTATCTTTTATCTTTTTTTCAAAATCATCATGCTGATCGACTCCTTTTGCGATTTCTCTAGCCAGTTCCATAATCCTATAATAGTTCTGTTTACTCAATCTCAATGTAATTTCAAAATCACCATCATCTAAAAGTGTGATTTCTTCTTTAAAATCATGATCATACATGGCTTGTTCGGGAGAAACCCAAGTGAGGTATTTTAATTTCATAGAAGTACAAAAAGTGGGTAATTCATCCCAGTCTACATAATAACGATTGGGTACTGTTCCTATGTAAATAATAGTCCCCTCCCCATGAAAATCGAGCGGATCGTACATATCTTTGTATTTGACTCTATCTCCAACTTTAAATTTCATTGTAATCTATCTCCTGTCTTGTCTTGGAAATCGTTATATTGTTCGCCACACTCATTGATACTATCAATCGCATCTATAATTTGTTTATAGTATTTTTTTGTAAATACTACCGAAATACCCATCATTTCCTCACCGTCTTCGTTGTATGCTCTAATACTGCTGATTTCAATTCCATCATACATTTTTTCTCTCCATATCATCATAGGCAGTGTTTATTTTTTTTGCGGAAAAAATTAAAACAGCATTCAGAATTGTACATAAACACGCTGCTTGGCGTTAAGATTCTGATAAAATATAGGACCAAGACCATTTTCTCGTTTTAATAAAATCCCACTTACGTGTGTTCTAATTTGTTGGTCATCCACGCCACGAAAAATATCTTGAGATACAGACAAAAAAGAATGATCATCAATGGTAATTCTAGGATCTAATGCGAGACATATAATAAATTTAGATGCTTCCTTTGTAACCAATTTTTTATACTTGTCTCTTTTTTTTTGTAAAGTCCGGAAAATCCTTGCTGTACTTTTACGGCCTTCATCTTTATTATCAGGGATATGGAGAGTAACGACCTCAAATACGTATGTGATTATTCGTTTCTGTAAAACTACAAAATCAGGAGTTAATTCATATCCATATGGTAATAAATAATCCGGTTTTTCACATGTTAAATTAAATATTGTACTCAAATAAGTATGAAAATATTTTTCATTGTTTATCTCTTGGCGTCTGCGATCCTCCAAGATTGGATCGATGTACTTTTTTTGTTTGCCCAATTTTAAATTTCCTCGTCTATCCTATCTTTTATTTTTTCTTCAAAATCGCTATATAAATATCTATAGTATTTATCGCGTGTTTTGTCTGATAATAATACTACTGCTTCTCCAAATCTTTTCTCAGCAAGTAACAAAGAGAAATATTCTTCAAATGCGGCATCTTCGGGTATCGTCATATAATAATATCGACTAGAAAGACAATCAAAATGAAGAAAAAAAACCTGAATACAAAGCGGAGACCGAATATCTTCAACCCTGTATCCAGGCTGTGAAATAATTTTTTCCGCAAAATTAAATACTACAACAGAAAATAATTAAAAACTCAATCACTTTCTCAACACAATAATAGGTTCAGTATGATAAGAACCCCTATCCCTATTATACTCACTATTAGATAAGGTCATCCCCAATTCTTCAACAAGAACAAACCCCTTCCTCTGACAATATATCTTAAAATCATTAGCAATTTTGTAATTTGCGTAATTCTTCAAATTCATAATAAAATATCCACCAACCTTCAATATACGCAAAGCCTCAACACAGACCTTAAACAAAAATTCCCTTCTCCATTCCTCATAACTCGAATACCGATGCATGCTCTGACTACCATCAGTAGAATACTCCTCAGTAGAATAATAAGGAGGAGAAGTAAATATTAAATCAAAATATGAATCACGATAATTCTCCATAACCTCCTCAGCACAACCAATATCAAATGTAAATCCAAATTTGAATTCCCTCTCCTCAAATAAATCATCTATTACACCATGAAAAAATGATGCACATTCCATATTACCACGAGCAGTCCTGTGATCAGGATCAATTCCATAATAATGAAGATTCTTCCCAGAAGCAATACATCCGGCTAATCTGCCGGAAAATCCAGAACAAGGGTCTAAAACTTTTCCATAATCAGGAGCATATCTCTCGTAAATCAATTTTGCGACAGCAGGTTTGAAATTGACGGCAGATTTGACGCCGTTTCGAGTACGTAGAATCCGGCGTATACCAGAGGGGCTAGGAACCTTGTCCAGGTCCATCCACCTTGCGATACAGTCCTTTAGGCCATCATCGTCCACATAACGACTGTGAGGGGTGTCAAACCATTTAGATTTGACCTTGACGAGATGTGGATGGAAAAAATTTGCTAAATCTAAAGCGACGAAATTACGAGATATTTCATTTTGATCAGTCAATTTACAAGTGGTTTTTCTCAATTGTCTCATCCTCTTTGTTTTTTGTTCATCTGTCAAAAAATTATGAGGATAACCAGTTCTACGATAATATTCAAATAAAATGTTGACAATTGATTGTTTTCTGTCATCATCTCCATCCTGATATTCTTTCAAAAGTTTTTTAAAATATTCACTATTTTTTGATTCAGGCAAATGAACAAAGCATGCTTCACGAATGAATGCAGATTTTTTTTGCCCACATAAAGCAGATTTGTCTTTAATTAAATTGTGTTCTTCAGAATTAACCCTTACGATAATACTCTCTTGTTTCATAATAATCCCTTTCATACCATTATAGTCAATACAATGAACCTTCATAGATAAGTTCTATGGCTTGTTCAACATGTTCAGGCAATAAACGAGGTCTTCCTCTCTCGCTCGCTCTATAGCAACCAATTTTTCCTTGTTTAACCAAATAAGACAATCGTCCATATGATACACCAATTTCTTCAGCAACTTCTGACATTCTTTTCGAAGAAAATCTCCATATGGGAACTCTGTCAAATTTGTAATCATAACATTTTATTGGGGATTTCTTGCCAATAAAATTAAAAAAGGCAGGGATGCCTTTGGCGTCAACCATTATTCTGTTTTCTTTTGTCCTATGGCAATAAATTGAAATGTCATTTAATTTATCAACCAGAAATTCTACTTTTTCCGGTAAAAAACTATCAGTTGACAACCTTAGCATAATAGTATTGGACTTGTTATTAACAACAACGGAGCCGTCTCCAAGATACCACATCATAACAGAAAGAGGGGTAATCCTTACATCATTAGGTGGCTGCTTCGTTCTCTTACCATTGATTTCAGGATACCAACGAAGATACTGCTGTTGAATATCAGGGTGATGTTTAGTGGTACTTCTCCATACGAATCCTTGTTTCATTGTGTCGTCAATACGTTTCTTATAAGATACACAATAATCTGTAAAATGGTCCATCATGTATATACAAAATTCTTCATGCTCTACTCCGCAACTTAATCTTGCAGACGGGCATCCTGCTTTTGAAGTGATGCCACCATCTCCAATAATAAAACCGTCAACCGCTTCTACAATCTCCTCTGTCATAAAAGTTTTGCTATAATCTAGGTCTGCTCGACCTGCTGCGATTGATCGTCCAATACCAAACTTTTTAGCATAACTATATATCGTACTAGTTACGATATTGTGTCCCTGTTTATCGAGCATCTTCTTAATATCCGGGAATGACATTCTCTCTTGTTCGTAATGTAGTTCGAAAAATTCCTTAGTCAACAAATTAGTGTAATGTGGTTGTTCTCTCATGATTGTAAACTCCTTAAAAATTTCACATTAAGTGCGTCTCTACATTATGTATCGGCAATTATCAAGAAAAACTTTCAAGAAATCTTACATTTTTTGAGAAAAATCTATACTCGTAGATGTGATTGTATATACAATAGTGGCTAAATATGTATATATTTAAAGAGAGCCGCCTAATTGGCGGCTCTCTTTAAAGTGCTATAAATCCTTTACGAACCAGCGGTTACCTCGATTAGACTGATAGCGTAATCATTTAAGATTACGATTCCGATCTCTTCGTAGATTACCCATCCCAAACGGATTTTCTTAGGATCGTCTGCTGGTAGTACTGTAATATCCTGACGAATCGGAAAAGCTCCAACTGTATCTGGGGATGCAACACAAATAACCGTGGTTACGTCCATACGACTTGACACGTGAAGGTCAGCGGTCCATAAATGACCGTATAACCCTGTTGTGATGATTTCTCTCTGAGTTGCCTCATCATAGAAATCTTTACCCAAAATACGGATTGAAGCGAACTGACGAGCATGCATAACAACTTTAGTTGTAACCAAATCGTGTTCCTCGATCATACGATACGCGGTGTTCAACGAAGTTACACTTAGTGTACCAACGTTAGTTACGATCTGGGTTCCCAGAGTTGTTGCAGCAGCAATCAGAGCGTTAAAAATGTTCGTGTCCTCTTCCTTTTGAATAGCTTCTTTGGCTTTAATCTGCAAGTATCTTAAAACTCATTTTTTCATTAATAAGTTTTCCTGTTTTACAGGCTGCATATCGCTATGCAGAGGAGACCATATCTTCACTTTTAAGATTTTCGAACTTAAAAGGGACCGCGTATGGTCGTTGAGGATTCTTCGGATATATACCTTCTAACTTATATCTCATCGATGGGTGTACCCATGGTAATATCATCTCTGCGAAATTTTTACTAGTAGCATTACTAAAAAATATGACATATTGATCTTTTTTCCTTCGTTGTGGATTACATTTAATATTATATCTGTTTTTCAAAAAACTACAAGAAATTTCCACTTCTTCTAAGGAAAAACAATTAGTATGTATTGTTAACCCACGATTTTTACATCTACTCCCATCATCCTGGAACCAAAAAGCCAGTGATAATGGAGTTAGTGTTTCTAAAAATTCTGCTGTGATTGTTTTCTTTTTATTAATATATGTAGCATTGTATATTGGTAAAAAACCTTTGTGTACAGCTGTTTCAAAATGTACTCTCGTACCTTTTTTCCTTTTGCTGACTTTCAGTTTATCAGCAAATACAAAATCTTTCCATATTTGTAATTTCAAATTTGCGTATTCTTTCTGAGCGATAGAATGGTAAACAAGTAATTTAGGATTGACACATGTCGGGAAAATGTATATACAATCATCCCCTAAAACGGTTCCTCTTAATACTTGTAATTGCATTTTTGATATTTTGTCCGGAGATTTAAATATCCATGCATTCTTATTCAATATACCTTCTTGTTTCATCCATTTTACTATTGTTCTTCTAGTCAATTTAGTTCTTCTTGACACTTCACTAATTGATATTTTTTCTTTCAATATACAGTGCTTTATTTCATTTATTAATGCTTTTTTTCTTTTATCCATATTTTATATCCAAAGCCTTTCCTGCTGATTGTCTCGTTTAGGAATAATTTGTTTTTATCCGTATTATCCTATCTTAATCTTATCGTCAAGTTCGAGAGTTTCCAGCATATGGCGGTCTTACGTGCCCAAATCAGTTTAGCACGATCGACTATATAGAATCGTCTTGCCTTGATCTCACTCATACGAACTGTGGGATGTGCGGCAATTTCAAAAGTAGGAACAAGAACCTCTTCACCTTCCTGAATTTGGTCAGGTACAGCACCACGACGCGAAACTACGTGTGCAATCGCGGCTACATCACGCTCATAACGAGCAAGAGCACCTTGGGGCAGCTCGTCAACCATCAGCAACTTACGACCTACAGCCTGATACTCCAAACTTCTGCGAATTGGCTCAACCACAATTTGTTACTCTTGATTATATATATACTTACAACTTCTAAATATACTTGTATATATAGACTTATAATTTTTTAACTATACTTGAAATTTCTAAGCATGTATATACAAAATCAAGGGATAAGTCATTTCTGCTTATCTCTGCATGTTACCATGCAGATCAGACTGTCTCACTATCGTCATTAAAATCTACAAGTAGATTTTAATTAAATTACGATAAAACGCATACAGTCGTTGAGGATTTTGTTCTTAAACATAAAAACCTTTCTTCATTCCTTCCAACGCTTTTTTACACTCAAAACCAGTGATATCATTAGCATTAGAGGAATTTTCTAATTTATATCTGCAATATTGTAACAGAAGATTGGCTTGCTCTCTTTTAGTATGAATTTTCGATGTTATTAATTCTAGCATTTTTATACATCTTTTACATCCTGATACTGTTATTTTCCATTTTCTTTTATCCGCTTTTTTTTCACTTGTATTGAATAGAACATGACATCCAATACTATTATTCGTCAGAACGGAGCAATAACTTTTAATTATTTCTTTATTTTTGTTCATCAAAATTATTTGTGGAGTATATTTGCTTTTACCTTTTATTGACATGAAGTCTAAATTAAAACTTCCATCAGCATCCAGCAATCCTGCACAATATTCCAAACAATTAAAATTATTCGTAATGATATATCCATCATCGTCATTTAAAACTGGTATATCCACATACTGTTCAAGACTATTTATTTTTAATCTTTGCATAATTTTTTGCGGATTACAAATAATGTAATTACAAACTTGATTAGCAAAAAATAATTTGTCTTGAATTGTTTCTGATTGATTTTCATACCATTCTTCTAATAATTCTAATTGTTTTTTCTTACCTTTTACATATGGTTTAACATATTTCAAAAAAGGTAAAATTTGTTCTTCATATCTAAGAAATAGATTCCATCTTAATTTCTTACTACTTTTTGAAGGTTTCTCTCTTATATGAGTGTCAGGAATAATTCCTATTTTTATCATCGTATCTTTTATAACAAAAGACGTATTGGGACAAACATTCATAATCGTAATAATTGGTTTATCATTAAAACCAACTGAACCTTCAGCATCGAAAAAACCGGCAAGCCATTTTATGTTTAAATTTTCAGTTTCCTGCGGGTTGTCCATTTTTCTCTCCTGTGTTACCTTATTAGTCGGAAAAAAATCTCAGGATTTTCCTGCATATAGCGTTTTTTTTCACCACCCATTAAAGGTGGTGGCGATAGTTAAACTTTCGCTTGGGCCAATGCCACGCGACCTTCATCTGTATTAAGTGCGGCTTCAATTACTTGCAGCTTCTGTTCATCTGTGATACCATTCTTGGTAATCATATTGAATCTCCTTATTTGTTTGTCTATTTCTAGGTCTCCACTAAAATTAAGCAGATCCTAAAATGATAGATTACACTTTTCCTAAAATCAACTATCGATATTCAGCCTGAACTTTACATAGTTACCTAGACTGATAGATCCATCTGTGGTATCGGTTCCTGGGACACCGCTTGGATAAGCGGTAATACCCTGGAGGCAAACACCACAAACTTGAGCATTACCTGCGTCGGCATTTGTAGTATTACCATTAGCATCAACAAAAAGCTGATTGCTAGCGGCAAAGGTCACGCCTGCACGTAATCTGTCTGTCCAAAAGGTTCCACCGGAGTGGTAAACTGTAATTTTCCCTGATGCAATTGTCTCGTTGAAGAAATCAGAAACTCTGTTTTCTGTCTGACGAGTTGCACCGGCTGAATTAATAGTTACTGCGGCGGCATAGGGAGTTGCGGCGGTTGTATTCGACTGTGTATCACCTGCAACACCAATAACGCGATCAGCAGAGCCATCGGCTCTTCCGGCATATACGGTTCCTGAGACTGTTGTCAAAGAAACCCATTGACCTTCAAGGATATCATTAGCCCAGTCTGGATCTACTAGGAACATATCAGCTGCTACGTGTAAAACTTCAATAAGTGCCATAATCTATCTCCTGTTTTGTTTCCTTGGGTTGCCTTACAGCATCCCAAATTCTTTCCTTAGATGAATATCATCATCCTGCTGAGCCTGTTTGTTTCTGCGATCTAACTTAAACATACCTTGGATTGCATCCACTAATTCTTCCTTAGTAGATGCCGTCTTTGGTATATTAGCAGATTCAGAAATTACCGGTGCTTGCTCTAAACCGCTAGACTTTGCTTCAAGTCCTTTTGTCTCAAAAATATTCTTTTCAAAATCTTTTAACTGTTCTATTTCGTAACGCTGCAATTCGGCAATTTTCATTGAAAGATCGTTGATTCCGATCTTCCCATCCTGAAGCATTCTACCAGCAAGGCGGATTGCTTCACCACTAACTTCTGTCGATGCAGACATTTCTTTTACATTTCCAGTTGCAACATCATCTTTTTCTGGTTTCAAAACTTCATTATCTGTTTCTCCACCAATCCTGTCATCCTTTGTTGGGATATCAGGCATATCTTTTTCACTTGGTTTTTCACCAATTGATTCTTTTTCATTACCAATAAAGGCTTCATTACGAGGAATATCTTGTTCTCCAGCAGGTTTTGAATCGGGTATATCACCGATTGAATCCTTTTCACCACCGATGAAACTATCACCGGAATATGGTTTTGTGTCTTCATCATCTTGGTCCTGCTTCCTCTTAATCTGCGTTTGTGCAATAATGGAATCTGCCAAACGGTTGATTCTTTCCTTCGTTGATGCTGCTCTTGAAGTACCCTGACCTTCGTCTCCACCAGTTGCAACATCATCAAGTTCTGGCTTCAAGTCAGGTTCAGATTTTTCTCCACCCATTCTAGCATCAGACACAGGTGCAGTTGCTTTTTCTGCCTTTGGGGGTTCTTCATTCTTAATTTTAGAAGCATCACCCTTTGACGGTGCAGATGGCTTGTCGGCTGTGAAGGCATCTTCATCACCGATCTTTGTTTTACCGCTAATCGGTCCTGGGGCCACTTCTTGTGCTGGCTTTGACTTAATATCATTAGCCTGCTTGTCGAGCAAACCTTCCAGTTTACTGAAATCTAGATGGTTCAGTTCATCGGTTTTACCAATATATCCATGTCTCATGATGGCAGCCTCCTGTTCTGTATAACGCCTTCGTCCTCCGTCATGACGCCTCTCTCCACCTTCCGTACAAGTTCTGTCAGGGTTGTCCTTATTTCTGGGTCTACTACCTCTGAAATCATCGTCATTGTCGTCATCGTCGTCACCTTCTTTTTCCACTTTTTCATCAGTTTCTTCTTCGTTCAGTACTCCCGCATTATCATTTCTTCTATTTCTATGTAGACGATCATCGTCGTCATCATCATTCTCAACTTCTACTTCCACTTCTACCTCTCCACCTTTAGCTGGTGCTAATTCTCCACCTTCTATATCACCCTCTGGGGCAACTTCTCCACCTTCCATAGGAGCCACTGCTCCACCTGCACATTCATCTTCTTCAATCCCAACTTCCTCTTCGATAGCATTTTCTTCAGGGCTTCCTGGAATATCGTCAATAATTCCAATTTCTTCTTCGATTCCACCTTCTTCACCCGGCATAATTTCATCTGTTACGTCTACAACCATTTCACCTTCTGGTTCTACGCCGAGATCTCCACCACCTGATAATTCATCGCTGACGGCATCTTCTTTGCCCAATGCTCTTGTCAGATCGGCCAAAGCTTTAGCAACATCATCACCACCAAGTTCTTCCATTCCTTCATCTTCGAATGGGCTAATTTCTTCACCCATACCAAAATCATCTTCTCCACCGAACTCATCTTCAACGAATTCGGGGTCTTCATCAATTACGCCTTCAACATCTTCTGTGAATTCGTCATCGAACTGTGCATATTTTGTTTTCATAGCTTCGCAAATACTTGATGCGGTTTTTAAATCGTGCCCAAGTCTTACGAAGTCTTCCAAACATTCGGAAATACTACTTTTATCTTTCCATACATCAGCAACCTTGAGGGCCAAACCATTTGAATAAACGCCTGCTTTCTTCAATGACTTACATACGCAGTCAGCAAGATTTTTACCTTCACATGGTCCGCTCAATGCAACAGCATCTTCACCATAACGGTTTGCTAATTTCTGAACACATGATTCCATTGGGAAATCATCTGCTTCTAGGCTAACTGAAGCCTCTTTAACCATACTCAAAACATTCTTTTCTTTGGATGCAGTTTTAATGGTCTTGATTGAGCCTGCTGTCTTCATCTGTAATATAGTATCACCCTTTTCTTTTAGTCCCATGGCATCGAATGCTGCTTCCGTGATGTCATGTTTACTAAGGGCTTCAACGAACGCTAGACGGCCACGCTCACACTGCGAGCAACCAACTTTGGCTCCATCTGGATTCCAAACCCATCTTGCATATACCTTTTTAGGATCATCTTTATGTACTCTGTATTCTACTGTATAAGAAGACCCTGTATCCAAACATACTCGGTCTCCATTTGCCAGTTTAATAGTATTTGTTGATCCTGTAAATGGACTTACAGAACCTAATGCGATTTTACTTTCTTCCGCTTTAGATATCATTTCTGAAGTAATGCGGGTTGTAGAAGCAAATTTTCCATGCTTTCTCATGAACTCTGCAAAATCAGCGTATTCAGCTGCTGCTGTTTTTGTCATTTTATTATTGTCAGTACTTGCAGCTGCTGGCATTGCTGGTGCTGCTGGCATTGGAGGTGGTGCTGCTGCTCCTGGTTCAGGAACTTCTGGCATTTCGAATCCACCTTCTTCACCGAATTCTTCATCTTCTCCGATTGCAGGTTCTTTTGCTGTTTCAAGAGTTTCTGGCCATTCAAGTGTCTTTGTGACAATCTCGTTTGTCCATCTTGCACCACAGTTATTACATCTGCCTTGTCCACCAGCAACATCAACATCCTCTGATGTACAGACATGGCAGAACGTTCCAGGTGGTTTAGGTTGAAGATCACCTTCACCTTCTAACTCACCACCCAGATCACTATCTTCAAAACTCTCTAATGGGGCACCACCAGCTTCAGGTGGTTGTGGTGCTGCTGCACCTGCACCTGGACCCTGTGCTGCTCCGGCTTGTCCACCCATTTCTCCACCTAACAGTTGAGCTTCCTTGACGATCTCTTCTCTTGCTGCTGTTTTGGTGTCTTCTGTTGCTTCAGATTCTTTGTCATCATCTTTCTTGTCATCGTCATCATCCTTGTCATCATCTTTCTTGTCATCGTCATCATCCTTGTCATCATCTTTCTTCTTATCAAAGTTCCATGCCGTTTTTGCTTGTCCCCAAGCTTCTGATTCTTCGGTTGTCAATTTACTTGCTTCTTTTAATAGGGAAACAACTTGGCCGGTTTCTTTATTAGTTTTAACATTCATTAACGCTGTATCTACTGCTTCTCCAACACTTTCTGCGATTTTTTTATTCGCAAAATTATATGCTGCTTTTGAAACTTCATTTGTATCTGAATCATCAGTCACACCCAGATCATCAAGATGTGCTCTAACTTCGTAGAGACCATCATCTTCTTTATCAGTCCCAAGATCTGCGATAGCATTTTTCAACGCATTCATCTTGCTTCCACCATCTTTCTTTTCTTTTGTTGAGTTCATCTTATCTGAAGCCATTTTGTCAACTTTAACAAATGCCTTATCAGAATATGCAACATGTGAAACTGTATCAATAAGATCATCAGCACTCATATCAGAAACAGCATCTGCCATAGACAGAATAAGAGCATCAACGACTTCTGGTCGGACTTCCTTATTAGCTGTTTTCGCAAAGTACTCATAACGGGCTTTTTCATTGTCTCTTGCGGCCTTTTTATGAGGTAATGCGTTAATAAGAGTAAGATATGCTGCTTTATTCCTATTTCTAGGACTTTCTGTGATAAATGCTGATGCTTGTTTGATCTCATCTGGAGTATACCCATAATAAGCAATAGCATCCGACATTGCTTCTGCTGCTGATTTGACTAGACGATCAGCATCATAAACATATGCCCAACGAGATAGGTCACCAGTCGTGGTCAACGCATCGTCGTTAAGCTGCTTTTCAGTGATTGTATTTCTTTCCACATATCTGTGGTGATCCAAGAAATCAATCAACTGCTTTTCTGTGATGATATTTGATTGATCTTTTGATAATTCTGAACCTAGCCTGCGGCTTGTTTCGGTCCACTGCTTTTCTGTGATTACATTGGGGAAATCATCCCAACGAGTAACGTGAGTACCACTAATGCTATTAAATTGCTTTTCAGTGATAACATTAGGACTATCATCCTGTCTTGGCTGTGGACTCTCGCTTGTAGTTACATTAACATCCCTCTCGGGATCATTCATTTGCTTTTCTGTGATGACTTTAGGATATTTCTCATCCTGTCTCTCACCAGTAAACTCGGCATCGTCTAGTTGTTTTTCATTAATAACATCTACTCGATGCTCTGGACCTGCGACCTTCTCAATAGTAGGTTCGCTTTTACCCTGTTTAGTATCACTCATGGTGGTGTTTTCCTTTTTATGTGTATTTTCCATTTCAGTGTACTTTTCCTGTAGCTCATCTAGCTTATCTACAATAATAGCAGAAGCTTGTAAAAAGTCCTCTTTCTTTTTTCTAACTACTGCTGAGAACTTAGGCTTTGTAACCGATCCAAGGTCTCCAAACTGTTCTGTCATAACTCCTGGTGCAGGCTGGGTTACCACTGGTTGACCGGCTGGAGGAATTTGCGGTTGCATGGTAGAACCTTGTGGCTGTTCTGGTACTGGCTGTTGTGTTTCTTCCGTAAGTTCTTCTTCTGAAGGGACTTCCATATTTTCGACTGCTGATGGATCTGGAGATGGCAGTTCGCCGTACCCCATTTCCGTGAGTTCGTCTGCTGTGGTTTGTAAGTTTGCTAACACATCTACTAGGTTAGAAACATACTCCATTGAAACTTGTTTATTTTGAGCCATTAAACTTTTGGAAACAACAATTATTTTATTCATAGCTTCTTCTAAAAAGTTTAATTCTTTTTCACCTGCAAATTTTTCTAGGTTACATCCAGTCGTGCAGGAAGCAACCTTTTTCATCTTATCTAACTTTTTTTGGATGTCTGCAATCTTTCTATTTATAGCATCTGGATTAAGGATGTCTTGTACGAGACAATCATGGCATGCTGGATTTACAACGAAAGAATCTTCAATAAATTTGATTCCATAGTTCCATTCATAAACCTGAGATTCTGAATGTTTGAACTTATTCACAGAACCAACTTTGTATTCTGAATATGATTGCCCACATATTGGACAATCATCTTTTGGTTGGTTCTTGCTTTCATGATATTTACAAGGAACAACAGCACTGATTTTTCTGCTTTTTTGATTTCTGATATGATCGCAATATTCGTCTGCTACGTTACTTTTATTATGGCAAATAGAGCAACATGAATAGTCCACAGCACAATTTTTAACAGCAACCCCCTCTACTATATACGAATGGTCATCTTGTACTTGAAGATTATAAACTGGCTCTGTATTATACTTTTTAGTAATTTTTTTTATTGGCATAACCATGTAACTGTCAGCTTTTCTAAACCAAGTTCTTTTGTAACTGCCATAACAGCGTTTTGCGGCACAAACATAACCATTTAATTTTTTAGATTCCGCACTACCCATTGAAAGGTCATAACGATCCCTGGTACATTTCGTCATGTTTATTGCCTTGCGATGGTTAATAGTGGAATAGATACCCAAACGAGACAATATAAATCTCATCTGATATAAAAGGGTTTCAGAACATGTTGTACCTACTAGATTATCATATATTTTTTTATTTTTCTTGTGGCATATTCTGCGTCTTGTCCCGTCCCCATTGATCCAGGTAGCCACGATATGTGTTTGTATTTCCTTTGGCCAATAGAGAGTAGGACCAAACAGTCTTTTTTCGTGTGAATATTCTCCGCAGTATTTATAGAACCATTGTGCAATATCTTTGCCATACAAACGAATCATACATGTATTGCGTTTTGGTCTATATTGAATTTTTGGTTCATTTCTGAATCCAGGAAAAGCTAATCTTAATAGTTTATCAACCTCTTTGACGAGTGTGTTTCTTTCGGATAAAGAAAAATTAAATTCAACAGCTGTTTTTTCACCTTTATATTTTAAATAACTTCCTTCTGCCAAAAAGTATCCTATAAGCCGTGCTTTTTCTTGTGTAGCATCTTCGTGATTTTTCGTATAGTCAGAAATTGGGAATGCAACCATGTCCCTCGTTGTCAGATTTTCTGCCGTTTTCCATTCAAAATCATATTTTTCTAATTCTCGGTTTTTAACAGCAACAGCATATTCTTCTTTTTGATAAACTCCGAATTTAGTTCTACGTTTAAATCTATTGTATCCATTGGCCACTGGTATATCATCACCCGTGATAAAGCATTTATTATGAGTCTTTAGAACATAGAATGGATGCTCTTTTGTACTAGAGATGATATTGGGGAGTCCTTCCACTTTAATATCATAAACAAAATCATCTTCTTTGTCAAGATGCCTCTGTACATTAATTACTGGTTTGATATTACCTTTGTGCGTGATTACATGGTCATTTTGTCGTATATCCTTAATTTGCTTATACTTACCGGATGACAGAAGAACCCTCATCTCTCCAGGAAAGCATCCCATCGAAGATCCCTCTACATAACGCTCGCTGATTCCTCTGGCTAATCTGGGATATGCAACTTTGTCAATCATTGATATGATGTAAATCCCACCGGCTTTTTCGTCATACCATGAATGAACACATTTGCCTTTGGCTTTTTCCACATCATCATTTTGGTGATTTGTGAAAATTGGCACCCCAACAAATGTCTGATATGCTTTCTGTAATTCGCTTTTAGAGAATGCGTCCCCATTGTCGTTGACTTCATCCTCCCTAATTGCGAAAACTTTTACAAAGAGATGATCTGGATGTTCTTGCTTTGCTGCCTCTAAATCGAACCCTGCTAAATCTTTTGATTTATCGATTGATGCGACTTTGATTCTTGTTAAATTATACTCTGCCCAATCCGGCTTATTCAATGGCTCGATAGATTGAATAGCCAGTTTAATAACTGGTTTATTAATCATACAAAAATTTCCTTATCAGTGTAGAATGTGGCCACAGTCTAACTTGTTGATATTACAAGTATTAGTAGAAAAATTCCTTCTTTTATTTTTTGTTAACCTTTGATATGCCTTGGAATTTCTACATTTGCAAGATCTGCTGCGGAGTAGTTGTGCTGGTCCCTTGGATAGGGAACTCCCCATTTTTTCGCAGCATGACTCAATGCTGAAGCTATGTTAGAGAAGTATTCTCCATCAGGAGCATATACCTTTTTTCTCTTCCATTTTGGTGGTAGTTTTTTAATTCCGACAAAAAATGATTTCTTGCCGTATCTTTCCTGAGAAGGGCCAACAACGATGAAATAATCAGAAAATGTCGTATAATCGTGGCCTTCCCATCTGTGATAAACGCCTGGACCTACGAGTTGATCTAATCTTTTCTTGAGAGGTAAGGACTTTTCACCATAGTGCTCTTTCCATCTTATGCCTCTGTCCCTAATCCTTCTGGGACCAGCCACTTTGATTTTTTTTGCTTCTCTGGCTTTTTTGAGATTGTATGACAAATCAAGTTCCTATGAGATAAATATGTCCTAAACCGTCCTGCATATCTATTCTACGAAACTTCAAACCTTCCTTTAAATTATTATTGATATCCAATATTTGTAATGGTGGTCCAGCTAATTTAATTCTCTCATCTGCACTGGCAGCTTTGTTAACTTGGCCAGACTTTTCTTTGGCAGCTTCGGCAATATTATTGAAAATCACTTTAAGGATTTCCGGCATCTTACCGTCAATGGCTTCTTCTTTAAACCTCAATACTCTCCATCCTATATTAGCAAGAACCTGATCCCTCTGTTGATCGTGAATTTTTTGATCCATTTGATCGTGCCAGACCTCGCCTTCGGCCTCAATTCCGACACTAATATCTGGATATGCAAAATCTAATACATAAGGCTGTGGAGAACCAGCTGTAGCTATCTTATACTGTAAGTAGAATTTATAAGGTATCTGTCCAGACAACATCGACAACCCATTCAACATCTTCTGTTCAAGAGTAGTCAGCCGAATATTCTGTAAACTTTGCTGGAACTGTTGAGCCTGTTGCTGAGATTGCTCCTGCTGTTGTTCGGCAAGAGATTTTCCACCTTTACCTCGTTTACTTATAAAAGTAGGTGCAGGTGAAACTGGTTGAGCGGCAGCTACCGCTGGTGGTGCTGCCCCAGGCATTCCTCCGGGTTCTGCTCCTGGCATCCCTGGTGCTGCCCCTGGCATCCCTCCTGGCTCCATTCCTGGCATTCCTCCACCACCTATGTCCATTGGTGGCATTCCGCCCATTCCTCCACCCATTGGCATTCCGCCCATACCGCCCATTCCTCCCTGTTGCTGCCCGAGGAATTGTCCGGTTGCAGAAGCTAATGCATTTTCTTCTCTAATTTTTCTTGTTTCCTGATCGTAATCGATATCGAATTCTTCCAACAAACGCTGAGCAGAAATAAGTCCCTTATCATGCAGTTGCATAAGAATTTGTCTGAAGTTTGTTCGATCACGCAACTGTAAATCATCCCATTTTAATTTTGGATAGATAAACACATCTTCATCAGCTTCCGCACTTTCTTGTTCGTCTTTAAAATTCTGCATCATAGCTATTGGTAAGAAAATATGGTTTTCAACCCAATCTGCTAATTCGTTTCTCCAACTCTCAAGACGAGCAATCATAATTTCAATACCAACTTGGGCAGAAGAATAAGAACTAGCCTCGCCGTTAAGAATAGCTTGGTTTAACATAAAGCCATCTAGGATTTCTTTGCCAATTTCTTCTAATTCGTTAGTGATGTTATGTATCTTGCCAGCGGCACCAATCCACTCATAATCAAAATTATTATGGGTAACAAGTGTCAAATTAGGATCGTTTGCAACGGCTACTAATTGTGATGAAACATCTGCAATATCAGCAGCGGTGGCAGGACGCTGATCTGAACCCAATTTGACAATACGGATAGGGAGAACTAACCTTTCGGCAATAATCCAGTTCGCTGTCATCAACTTCGTTTTGTATGCTAAATACGTGAACATTCTACGGATCATAGAAGTCCCATAAGCACTATATGGACTGCCACCATATTTTATATGACTGATATTTCTGTTGGACAATATAATAGGCTGCCCTGTGGATACAGATTCGATCAAAGCAGCCGGTAGACTATTATATATGGCTTCTGGACGTTTCGTAGCAATGATACCTTTCAACTCGTCATCTGGTTCTAACATATAAACGGCTTCTTCTGATATTGGATTCTTATGTACTGTAATCCAATCAGGGTTTAATATCTTGAGTTTACTTACAGTTCCACCTGGGTGATTACAAGCGGTTCCATCTTTCAATCTACCTGATCCAGCACATTTTGGACACGAATATTCTACGAAAGGATATACATCACCTAATAAATATCTCTCAAAGCCAATGGCTTTAAGCCAGTAATTCAATTTTAATTTTTTTGCAACTCTCTCGTAAAACTTCAATATTTTTTTATCTTTGCATTCTAAAACGAAATTATTAAGCGGAAATTCTGAGTAGAAGTCGATGCCAGCTGCTACCTTCGGCTCGTTCGAATTATGCACAACGCATCTATTTACGCAATAACTATGTTCTCCCTCTAACTCTAAATCATACACCTCTCCCTCGTAATATTCTTCTTGTATCGATATTACTACCCTATATAATCTGTTTTCTGTTTTTATAGATGGAGTATACAACCTATCTCCTATCTTTATATCCAATGCCTCAATCAATTCTTCTTTAAGACTACCATCCCGTATGTGTTTTTTCCAATTCTCTTGTTTAACGACAGATATTTCATGTGATTTAGTAACATTGATCTCTCTGTTTATGCCACCTATTTTGACTGATAGAATATCTTCAGCAATATCTCTCGTATGAATTTTTTTAACAATACTGAAACATCCTGCACCATTAACAACTTTATCCCCGATGTTTATCTCGTCTATCCTTTTTTCTGTACCATCTTCCATTAGCACCAAAGATTCTGGTGTAAAACAGTAATAGAATCTGGCCCACTGATAAATTTCTCTCTTTTTACTAGCAATTTGCCAGTTTTGTGGTGTATGGAGTGGTGAAAAGAACATAGGTTGTCCATACATTACATTGGGTAACCCACCACCTGAACCCATTGCTTGTCCCATTTTTGTGTATGGTTCTACGATACTTTTGGTTAATGGTGTAGGTGCGGTAGTTGATGCGGCATGATGTTGAATCAGGCCAGCAGGTTGAGCCAGACTTCTTGAGTGTGCGGAAAATTTTCTCTTCACTTGTTTATTACTGATAGAGAATTTAATTCCCATATTATTTTATTACACACAGAACACAGTTAAAACTTATCCAACAGTAATCCGTGTATCTCCTTTGATTTTAAACTGATTGTTAATCCAAAATAGTTTTTTAATCACTTGGCGTTTACCTTTTGAATCATAGTATCTAAAAGAACCATTCTTGGTCCCACAAAGTTGTCCAATGTTACCTTTGCTCGTTCCTATCATTATCCCTTTGCCAACACCATTTGCGTTACCGTGAGAATATTTATATCGAATGCCACCTTTAGAAAATTGTGTATCATGTAATCGTCTTCTAACATGACGGTAAGTATCATCCACTACTAAAAAATTTCCTTCAGGGACTCTTTCTCCGCAATTTACATCAACGGCAAGGGTTAACGAATCAGAACAATGAGTAGAAAATTTATCGGCATTCTTAATTCTTGTTTTCTTATAACCATATTTCTTTCTTAATTCTGCTGTCTCAAAACCCCGATATTCAAAAATATTAATATCTTTATCTATGAAAAATTCTCTTATTTTCTCTTTCCCTATTTCGATAGTACTAAAATTACTACCCCAACGATATTTGTAATGATTAAATTTTACATCTTCTATTGCAACATTCTGAATAGGGTAAATTTTACAAAATTCTCTTAATACTTTTAACCTGGATTGAACAATTGCTAATTGAGAAGGTGCTATAAATCCCTTTCTACTTCTATTTTTAAACCTAGCCTTACGTCTTCTACAATTTCGTTGCCTTCTAGTTCTCCTTAAAATTCTGCGTTTTTTCATCCTTTTAACAATCTGTTTTTTATCTGGCAAATCCCATTTCACCGAAAGATTATTTTCATCACCACAAACAACTGATACACCTTCGAATTTAGTACCGGGATCATAACCAAGAGTAGTATCTTGTATTTTTTCTCTCGTTTCTTCAAACAGTTGAATGCCAAAAGTATTAAATTTACTCCAAACTTTCTTTGCTTTACCTCCTTTCAAAAGTTTTCTTGCCTTTGCTGATGTAGTGGGTGTTAACGGTTTTCCTTCGTAATTTAGGACAAAAACAGTGTGATTACCGACATTCGGTCTGGCACTGTCACCAGTATTTCCCCGTAGACAAGCAACATTATGCTTAGTATCAGAAGATACATCGGGATCGGCGGTCCCAGAAGAGGGCAAAACTCGGGAGGAATTCGTACCGTTCTTATAGCATTTTATGCTGGTAGATATTGTTTTCTTTTTCATAAAACTTCTCATTAGTCTAGTCATTGCTTACGTTAAGATGCCTTTCTTAAACCATGTTTTACTCCCATGGACATATGACATTATATTCCTTTATTAGCCATCAATCTCTAAGTCAAGTAATGAAGTATCGACTGATTTTAAATTCTTAGTTTTTCTTTTAATATCGGAATTAGGAGCCAAAAGCATATTAAATTCGTCTTCCTTTTCAGTTTTACAGTCCTCCACACCACAATCAGTTAGTTCTGCTGGGATTGTATGCGGTCTTGCTTTTTCTTCGATTGGACCTCTTCTTCTATTAATTTGTTTCTTTAATCTTTTTTTTTGTTCTTCTGGAGACAACTTTTTTTTTGCGGTTTTATTTGCGACTTTTTTTGAATCAGGACAATTCTTATATCCCATTTGAATTCCTTCTTGTCCTAATCCTCTGGCATCAGTACAATTTTTACAACGAGGTTTAGCACCATCAGTTAAAACAGTGGTATCAAGAAGTGTTCTACAGATAGGACAGATATATTGTACGCCACCTGTTGGATTCGGTTTTTTGCCTTCTAAATAAACTTCAGCAGGTGAACGACGATGTTCTCTGTCAAACGGATTATTATATGCTAACTTTTTTTTTTAGTCTCAGCTTCTTTCAGATTAAATGATGTTTCTTGAATTGGCATTGGCTTCTCAGTAACCGCTGGAGCCGTTGCTTCCTTCTTCGATGCTTCCTTCCAATTAAAAGGTTTACTCTTATCATCAGATTTATATGGAGAATCAGCACTTGCTCTTTGAGCGACCATTCTGGTCTCAGTCAATCTTTCTTCCGGGATATAATCTTTTCTTAGCTGTCCAGGTTTTAGTTGGTAATTATTCTTTTCTGGAATCCATTTATCAACTTCAAATCTTTTTTGAATATATCCACCAACCCAGTTTCCATCACCATCTCTGTATGGACGGCTATATTTATCCATAACGTTTTGACGCCATACTCTTTCCCAATCTATATTCCAAACATCATCTACAACTAATCCAAAGCCTTTATTACGTTCTACCAAACTCCAATCAGAAGCAGGCTGTCTTGTGAATGGGTCAACATATGTTTGATCGGGGCCAAACAGAATAACATTTTCCATAGATTTAGCTTGAGCGGTCTTATGCAAATTAAAAGTGGTTGCTTTCTTCGCATCTGCTTGTGCCAGTTTCTTAATAGAATCGTTGGCTTCCCGTACTGTTTCTGCTGCCTTTGATTTTGGTGACACAAAGCGTGTTGTCATGACATTCTCCTGTACTTGCGGACTTTCCTTTTTAATACTATTAGGCATATTGTCCCAAATCTCCTCCGCATAATCTAATTTTTGTTCTTCTATTTCTGTTTCAAAAAATCTTTTTACTACATCCGCAATTAAATCTGACTTTTCATTATCTGCTTCATTAAGAAGTTTTTCTCTTACAATCTCTCCATCAACCTGTTGTTCCATCCAATCTCTTAACTCGGCAGAATCCATAAACTTAAACTCTTCTATAGGTTCTGCGTTTTGTGTAGGAATTCCTTTTTGTGGTTGAACAGGAGCCTGAACCTGTGGTTGGACAGGGGGTAAAGCCGCCGGTTGCTGTGGAGGAAATTGACCTACTTTTTTCAGATTAAAAACTTCAGATGCCGCTATTGGTGGTGCAGCTTGGGGAGCAGCCATCATCTGCATGTTAGCATCTCTCACACTTACAATAGCAGCACTGCGACTTTGCACATTTTGTTGTAAATTTTGTATACTGGTTACTGCATCATTGACAGATTCTCCTAACTGTTGAAGTAATATCATTTGTTGATTAATAAATTCAAGTGATTGCTGTGGATTTGCCGCACCTTCTGGAATGTCTCCTACAGTGATGCCGTTTACTGTCATTTGGACCTGACCAATGACAGTACTGAGATTTGCTGTCATTTCAATTGCGGTTTGTAAATTTTGTCCACTGTCAATTCCGGGCATTATTTATTATCGTTTTTTGTTATATGATCGAAAAAGTTATCTAAAACATTGTTGATTTTCTTTGTTCCTCTGACATCCTTCCATGAATCATCTTTTTCTTTAGGCTTATTAACTTCGTCTGTCACTGCTTCTCCTGCGGTTTTTTGTGGAACTCTACCAAAATCTGTATCATTATCGAATATACTCATATGTCTTGATGGCAATTGATACTTTGCACCACGTTCAGTATATTCACCAATATTGCGAACTTCTGCGTCTTTTCTAGTATCTATACTTTGTAAGGACTTAACCATATCATTGATTCGTCCCTGTTTTAAGGAGTCTCTTAATTGATTAATATTTTCTCTCTTCTCTAAGGTTTTTTCTTTGTTAGAAGGTGTCCCTGCCAACTTATCAAGAATGGTTGAATCCCAAATACTGTTATTCGTTCGAGTACCAAGTTGATTCGGTCCACCTGTATCTTTGATATCACCTACACCAGCACTCAAAATAGAACGGTCATTTTTAAAGTCATCAAGATCTTTCTCTTCAACAGGCTGTGTGCTGTGTAATGGCTTTTGCTCTTCCGGCTCTGCTTGTGGACCAAATATTGCTTCTTCTAGGAATTTAATTCTGTGAGCATCTTCATTCTTATTAATCATTTTTTTTCTCCTTAGACAGGTCAGCCAACTTCACCAATAATCCGGATCTACCAGCTTCGATAATTTCAGTTATGGTTTCGGCTAATCTGCTATCTTTCTTTTTTTTCTTTGACTTCGCAGGACCGTGACTGGGACCAAAAATCTCATCGAGTTCATCTCCCATCATTTCTTCTTCCCCTTCCTCTGGGCCAGCAGGCTGGGAAGTAAAGTTTAATGTGATTTTCTTCTCTTTTCTTACAGCGTCTGTCATGGTCAACCCAAACTGATTCTGAATCTCACTCACAATCTGAGTCAAATCAGGATCAGTTATCTGCTTTTTCTTTCCATAATATCTATCAGGCAGTACAATAGTAACATCTTTAACGCCACCTGGATAGATCTTCTCTTCTATGAATTCGTCTGAAAACTCTTCAATTCTGCGAGGAGGATAGCCAAACCCTTCTAACTTCTTATAGATATATGAGTTGATATCCGGCTCTTCTGCACCAGCGTTTGGATCTGTTTCGCCTACATCTATTTGTTCTCCAGGTTGTTCTACATCCATATCAACAGTTGGACCCCCATTCTGATCTGCCGGAAAATTATCAGAGGGACCTAATAAATCGGTTCCCCATTGATCTTCCTGACCAGCAGGATATTGAGCTTCCATTATACGCTTCTTCCCTCTTGGGACAATTGGCATACTAACACTCCTTAGTTCAAACCAACTAAAAACTTTATCCTAACTTATTTCTCGGCAAGCATTGCATCAACGTAGTCAGAAGGATACATTGTAAGCCAATATGTTCTCAACATGGCTTTCGTTGGAGCATTTAATGCTGAAACTTTAAGCAAAGCCAATTTTCTGAAAGATTCTTTTTTTGTAACGTCGGCAGAGGCTTCTTTATCCTCTTCCTCGTCATCGTCATCTTTCTTGTCATCTTCTTTGTCATCGTCATCTTCTTTGTCGTCTTTCTTGTCGTCATCCTCACTACCAAATGGAGGTGCTTGCTTGCCACCGAAATTATCGGCACCAGCAGCTTCTTTGTCGCAGTCCTTTTTAGGATCGTTGACTAACTTGGCTTCGGCTTCAGGTTGTCCACTGCTGGGAGCTTCGCTGTTATCAGCTTTACCTGACTTTCCGCCTTCCTTTTCAGGATCATTGACTAATTTTGCTTCAGCTTCTGGCTGTCCACTGCTTTCGGCTTCATCCTGCTCTGCCGTTTTGACAGAAGCAGTCTTAACAGTTTCTCCTCCTGATAGAACTTTATTGACGAAATCATCGAAGGTTCCAGGGTTCATGCTTATTTTGTTTGTTACGAACTTCATATATTTTCTCCAAAGAAACCCGTTCCTTTAGGGACGGGATGAATTGGAGACACCTTTCGTATCTCCATTATTGTCATTTCCTGTAAACTTATTCTTTGATTTATGACATATACTCTCAAGTTATGCCCTCCTCAAAGTAGAGTAGTGCGTATCCATAGTATCGGAGTTACTATAGAGTCCGGCTTCCCCTCGAACGGTTAAAAAGACTTCGCAATGTGGTTGACTAAGACTTTCGTCTTTGTTTACAGAGCCACGAAAGAGCGAGGAACTGGGACGGCATTCCAAGGTTTCTACATTCTTTTTAACGTTTACTAACAACTTTAATTTCTCCTATTAGTGTTCTGGTCAACAAGTTGCCCTTAAAAATCACTTCTTAAGCCCTTCCTTTAAGAGGGGTTGTTGACATAATAACTCCTTGTTTCTATACTTACTTAATTTTCCTTGATAATCCTTTTCATTTTTTGTAATATTTTATTTTGTTAAACGGTATACTTCAGATAGAGCCCCTTGTGGTTGTATCACCGCCTTTGGACCTTTATTCATAGGTATCCCTGCTGGCCCTGCTGTTGGTGCTGGTGCTTGTTGTTCCGGACCTGCCGCTACTGGTGGTATAGGTGATGCTGGTTGTACTGGTTTATTCTGATTGTCACCTTGATTCTTAGCGTTGTTAACCAATCCTATCATCTGTTGCAAGGTCGATGATAATCGTTCTAATTGTTTCGGGTCCCCCCTATCCAATTGACGTTTGACATATTCTGATACCACTTGTGTTATGTCGTCTGGATGTACTGTTGGTTGTACGGGCTTTTCCGATATATCAGCCGTTGGAACGCTAGGAGAGGGTCTATTTGACGTTGGAGCAGGAGTCTGTCCACTTTGGCCCTTTTGCATTGATTCCATCTGTTGTAAACTATCAAGGGACATTTTGTCAAAATTTCTAAGGCCCGTGTATAATAGATTCATAGAATCGGCATTAAGTAACGATGATAACGCATTCTGTATATTCACGAACATATTCCCAAATTGTTGATTCAACTTCGGATCTTTCGTGTTATTCAGCAAATCACCTATTTGGGTTATCAGTCCAGCCGATGCAACTTCGTCATTAAATCTCCTCATCACTTGATTGATATCATTCTGAGTAAGCGTATATTGGGGATTAGTTTGTCGTTGTTTTCGTTCAAAACTATTTAATCCCTTGATTTTCTCTTTTAACATACCAGAAATTTGAGACAAATTTTTCTTAATTTGCGGGAGAAAATACATCTTCTCCCCCCAATCAAAAGGGTTCCACCATCTTGCCTCCTTAACCAATTCATTAATTGCACCTGTTAATGTAGAAGCACTTTTATCCTGTTTGTTGTCTTTTAGATATGTGGCTACTTTTGTTAATTCTTGTAATTCTTCTAAAAATGAGTTGTTGTATTTTTCCATATTGTCTTGAATCGTTGCATGAACGGCCACTCCAACATCGACTCCAGAATTAATCCTATCTGTCATTTCTTTGTGGAATGTTTGAGCCGCTGTTTTGATCGTGTTCTTCATATTTTTTCCGGCAAATTTAAAAGTGCCTATGGTATCTGCATATTTTTCCCATCCACTTTTAGAATCATTAATAGATTTCAGATATTCTTCATGACATGCTGTCCAGACTTCTTGTGCTGTTTTATTTGTATCTGTAGCTCTCTTCTGTCTATAACAATTATCCCAACAACGAGTATTTCTAACCCAATATCCTTGGCCACCTACAAATTGAGCAGTCTTGATATTGACTAGATTTCTTGCTACAGTTGTTAGTTTTTTGGCAAGTCGAGGTTTCTTTAAACCATCGAAATCACCGGCCATATCTGTAATCGCTTTAATAGCTGTCGAAAAATTTGATTGTTCAGTCATAATTTATTACCTTTTATTCACATTAAATCGTGGTTTTCTCTATCATGTTCTCTTTTTTGTTTCCTTCTTCTTAGTCGTCTCTTATAGTTATGCTGCACGTTCGAGAAATTAAATTTGTGCGTAAATTGTTTCCCGACAAAATCATACTTCTGTACATTCTCTAACCTAAAAGCTCTAACAAAGGGGATTCCTCCTTGAGCGGCCATACCACTCGCTTCAGCCGTCTCATCCCATGTTACCAATATTCTCTTTAAAGTAGTTCTAGCCCAAAAATCCCCGTGTGGTTCTACATCTCTTATAATGTAAGTTCCCTTAACGGTTATATAGTGAAGTCTCATGACTTCACCATTATCCTTGGCCCATCGGAATGCCTGGAATAAAGCACTAAATTCCGGGTATTCCTTTTCTTCTATTTCTTCATCTTCTGGTTCTGTTGGTAATTCTCCTTCATCTTCTCTTTCATCTACTAAAAAATCTTGCCCAATATCATCTGGTGTCAATGTATCCAGATAATCATTAAATGGTCTATTGTCATCTTTGAGAGATGGCTTACGCATTTGAACTCCACGCTTATCGTAAACCGGCCTTCCCAATTCGTCATATAGATATGGGTCATTTGGGTCCTGTTGGATCTGAGCAAACTTATTAGTAGAGATTATTCTTACCATGGTTCTGCTTTTTCTCCACGTAATTCTTCTAAATAATCACCGTCAAAACGTGATCCAGAATCATCGTATCCAGGTTGTTGCGTCTGTTCTCTGGTAACTTCAGTTATCCTATTTTTGACATACTCTTCTTCATTAGGCTGAAGGACAACCGGTTTACCAGTATCTCTTTCAGTAGCACCATATAGATCAGCACCAGCAGCGAATCCAGTATCCGGATCTCCTGCCTCATAAGAATAACTAACTATAACCGGAATTTCAACGCCTTCTCTACTCAATTCCACTTCAATTGTATCATCTCCTTGAGTTGAAGGCATATCACTCCAGGTTGGTCTTCCTGGCGTAGTTGGGTATCTATCAATTGCTACTTTTTTGTATAATGCGGTTTTAATAACTCTCATTACAATCTCCTAGCTAAAAATATCTCTTAAAGATATAGGTACTTTATCATCTGGTCCGAAAACGATGATATCTGTATTGTCTTCTCTGTCTACTTTAATCACATCTCCGATTTTAATTCCATTAGAACCGAAATAACCATCATTTGCTTCTAATGCCATACAGCAATCTTCATCACTAGCAACCGCTGTCAAATCATAAGGCTTAATTCTTCCTATCTTTGTTATTTTATTTTCCTCAGAAATAAAAGCAATATCTAAAGGAATAAATGTATTCATTCCCCAGAATTGTAACTTTCTTGACTTAGGAAATTTAAATAACATACCAGCATGTTTAGGAAGATGTTTACGAAACATCAACCCTTGCTGCTGTTTATATGGGGTATCAGCAACCTCAATATATAAAACTTTTCTTGACATTAATCCGACCTTTTGTAGTTAAACCTATTTCTATATAGTTCATCTTCAAACTCATCAGCATCTTTTCCTCCATCTACTTGAAAAGTCATACTGCCATTGTCTTTGTCAACAATAGATATGTCAAGGCTACTATAATTCATAAATTTGTTAAACCAAGGTTCAACGGGATTAATTTCTTCTACATTAATAACAACCTTGTCATGAATCACCGGTCTCGGCCTCATGCACCAAACTCCTCTTACGCCAAGAACATCCTTTTGGATTTGTGTTGCTTCATTTTCTGGGATTTTTTTTAATACGCCATTTTCTGGGACTTCAACAAATTTTTCTTCTTTGTAATCAAATTCTATGCTGGTACAATCAAATGTATCCATCTTTCCATAGAACTTATCATACCAAAGAAGAGTCCGCGTGACGGGCTCTTTCTTAGGAACTCTTCTGGTTTGTTTGTATACTACAAATTTCATGTCATAAATCTGCTCCACCAATCTCGTTCATGTTTGCTACTTTTTGTCTTCTTTTTCTTATTAATATCAGCCTGAGCTACTCGTATATCAATAGGAACATCATAATCCTTTTCCAGAGCACATCTATTGTCTCCTAAAATCATAATCTTAATGACTTCAGAACCCATATTAGTAATCTCAAGGTTATTACCAATTGTTTTGACTAAGCCTTCTTTACACATATAATCTACATCATTCGAAGAAATATTGGTAGGTTGTCTATATCTGGTTTTACTTATTTTGTTTCCTTTGCTTGACCACAGTCTAAATAAAGCTTCTGCTGCTTGTGTCTTCTGCTGTGATTCTGGTGATTGCATTCGCAAAAATGTGTCCATTGTAGAGTTATCAGCTTCTCTCGTTGGTTCCTCGGAAACACCTAATTTGTTCATTTTGAATATTTCGTTTTTTGAATGACTTTGCAATCTGTTAAAAGGTATAATCGTTATGTCATTGTGATAAGTACGCAAATATCTAGATATTACTCGTTGTCCTCTCGTATTTTCTGAATGAATGACAATCGGAGTGGAAGATGCCACTTTGTGATCTTTCATTGTCCATGCTAGATCTTCTCCATTCTCACTTGGATTGCTTAAATCCCTATCAAGGAAGATGATATCAAATTCTTGATTACTCAATTTCTGAAATGCATCATTGACATCAGATGTGATGACTAAATCACAATCAGTAAAGGTTTTTTTGAACCATTCAATTCTTTGTGGACAATCTTCTAATACAAAAATCTTATTCATTTTTTATCACCCCATTAATAAATTTCTTGATGGATATGGGCTCTCGTTTGCACGGTCACTCCAAGAATAAGGTTCATTCCTCATCTCTCTCCAATAGTGTCCTTCTCCTGCACGCCCATAAGGATCGTTATAATAATCAAATCCTTTTTTATATCTTCTCTGTCTCTTCTTATCTCTATCTCTTCCCATTAATTCTTCTACGATATCATGCCAAGGGTATTTTCTTTCAAGCATTGGCAAATCAAGATTAGCCCAAGGACCTGAAATACCTCTTGCTGTTTTAATCTCTAATTTAGATAATTTGGTTGGACCCATTTTAGCAAAACGAAGTAATGTTTTGATATAGGCCAACAGAGACATCTTCCTAAAAGTCCAATCTAAAATGATTTTACTATCAGGTATATCTAAAATAGATGCCTTTGGGAATTGTGTGTAATCTTTTTCTAACGCTTCTTTTATTTTTTGCGGCAAAATATTTTGCATCTCCTGGTCGTCTAACACAAAATGACCACATACTAACAAAATTAAATCATACAAGTCTTTTAAAGAATGAATGAAAAATTTCAAAGACAATTCGTCAACAGGATCTTTAGTACCAAACGGCTGCTCCTGCTGAACAAGACATAACATGTCTTTCAACTCGTCTTCAAATAGTTTTCCATTATTAACTAGTCTTTTTTTGACACTTCCAAGGACTTTATCGATAGTAGTGTTTATATATTGTCTTTTATCATAGACGGAACATTCCCTGGCATTAAGGAGTTTAATGCCATAAATGGCAAGTTCTTTAGTAAGCGTTTTCCAAGTATCAAGCATATTCTATTCTTTAGCAATTTTTGTAATGTTCTCTTCATCTTCAGCAATCATCAAATCAGGGTAAGGAGGAGGCTCTAAGACGCTCCAATACACGACAAATTCTTTTTCTTTTTTTGTCCTTTTCCCCTTATCTCTCTTTTTAGATACTATTAATCTCACTCAATTTCCTCATTCATTTTAGCCCTTTTAGCTTTCTTGAACTTTCTGGTTTTCTTCTTTTTACTCAAAACCGGATGTGCAGCAATTTTGGCCGCACTCTGTTCTTGATCGACAAACCCAATATCTTCACTTTCATCGTCAAAAACCAAGTCTATATCACCAAGATCGGGAACAGGAAGAGTCTTTTGGACTTTGGCTTTTTTAACTTTCTTTTTTTTCTTGGAAGCCTTTTTAACCATTTTTTTGGGAACCTCAGTTTGTGCATCAAAATCAATATCACCGGACTGAGCATCCATCTCAAATGTTGACAAATCATTCAGAACTTTCTTCCTGCCTTCTTTAGCTGTCAACGCCTGTTGGTTGCCACCATCCCAAACAAGTGGAGTAGTATCAGTATTATCGAAATCTCGTGGATCAATTTCTGTGTTACTGGCCATCTTTTCTTCTTCTGCATTGATGTTCTTTACTACTTCATTAATATCCTGCCCCTTGGCATTTTTATTTCTGAAAACAACTTTACCCTTTTTCTTTGGGGGTGTTGTCTGTACTACTTCAAGAGGGATATCTATCATATCTTCATCATCTTCTTCAAAAGCCTCATCAGGAAGGATAATATCCACATTTAGTGGTTCTTCAATTAGAAAACCACTTTTGATAGATCCCTGAATATCACTCTTCAAAAAATCATCTTCTTCTAAAGTAATTACCGAACCACCCTTTATCGGGTAATTGATACTTGGGATAACAATTTCGCCTCTGACTCGTAACGGATTAACTCTTAATTTGTGAGTACTCATTTGTTGTAAACTCCTTTAATTCTCTCTCTAGTGTTCCTGTACCTGTTATTTATTCGGCCAATTCCTTCATTCATGTTCTGAATTCTTGATACATCCGGCCAAATTTCTTCATCAGGGACAGGTCTTTCTCTTTCATCGGTAAAATCTTGTCTTTTTGTGCTATCTATTCCTGTCAGATTACCTTTTCTTAATTTTTGACTTCCAGTGGAATCCTCGTTGTCAATAAACATATGATCTGATGCCGGAATATCCCTTTCTCGTTGTATGTCATATTCGTCTTCTCTTGAACTAGTGCCGCGTGGGAACCCTTTCCTGGCCCTAGTCCCGCCCATGGACGCAGAACCAGACATCCCGCTCTCATCGCCAACCCTGGTTCTGTAGGACACCCCACCGGTGCCTATTTCTCCTGGGTTCTCATGTGCATACGGGTCTTGTATAGGATTGTTCATCCGTTCTATGTTACCTCGTAAAGCAAATACTTCACGATGCGAGAAATTACTTGTAATAATCAGTCTCATTTTTTATTAAAACTCTAAAATATCCATTTTTTCTTTATTAACTTGTTCTACTATCTTTGTTTCTGCCTCACTCAACTCTCTGCCTTCAGCAGCAGCAACTCTGTACGTATGATACAAAAGAGCATCAGCAACTAATAATTTATTAGCAGATGCACTTTTTTTAATAGATGGATTGCTTTTCTCAAAATCCTCTCTTGTGTCATAATTGGACAGCAATTGGCTTATTTGAGTATTTCCAACAACCTTGGTCTTTTGATCTGCTGGAATATCATCTCCTACATATGCATCCCAGAATGACTTTTTGGATTCTGCTTTTGGATCTTTATCCGTTGTGACCTTCTTAGCCATATCCATAAGGGGAACTCCATCATCATGTCTTTGTTTTGAATCCGCTTCTAATTGACCATCAGTGATTTTCTCACTTGACTCTACTCTGGTTTTGACTTTATTTTCATCATTAAGCAACTTCTCGTAATTCTTGTCACCTTCCGGATTTTTCCGGGTTGGTTCCAATAATTTTGTGTAATTCTTTGCTTTTTCTGCTCTGATATCATAGTCATCCACTTGTTTCACCAGTCTTTTAGAATAAGGTGTAACGCTTTCAGATTGTTTCTTTAGGTTAAATTTAGCCATTTATTTTCTCCAAATACTTGAGTACTCTATTATTTATTCTATTTTTATTCACAATCACCTTTTGCTATTTGGCCACGAATTAATTCTTTCTAAACGTTTTGAAACCTGCGTCCCAGTTCCATACCCCATTGGCCCAGACATAGAATTCCACATTCTTGCACCGGAAGAAGTCCCTGTTCCGGTATCAACCAAGCTACCTTTGGGCAATCTGTTGAATTGAGACTGTATAGCCATAAAGGATGCCCCTGCAATCGCGTCACAATTATGAGAATTAACACTTTCTGAAACATAGGACTTATCTGTATTAATAGAAAGATTAATTACTTCGTCGCATTTTGCATCATTGTTTATTTTGTATACTTGACACGCTACTGAATGATCATCTATAAACATATATTTAGGCTTATGATATTTAGATTGCTGTTTCTCCTTACCAAGCCTCAGCATATCGCTTAATCTATTAAAAGATTTAGCATCTATTACCCGTATGTTATATAAATCCGCATTATGCCTGCTGATCTTGTCACAAATTTTTACAATTTTTCCTTTGCGACGGGAAATACTCACACCGGATATTATTCTAAATCTCAATAATATTTGCTGTATTTGATGGGCCAGTTTTTTTGATGAAGTTGTAAATGTCATTTGTTGATCATTACTAGAACCATCACCATCGAACATCCCATGTAGTAAACCAATCTGGAAATTATGCGGTGCAATCATAAACATGTGCGGTATAAACTTTCCTATCGCTTTTTTACGTTGGAACAAGAATAAAAATAAACGTTTAATTATTTGGCTGTTTATATCATATTGTATTCCCTTATTATCTGGACTAAACTGATACCGTTGTGTGGGGCATACTCCAAAAATATTATGTGATATTTTTTTAGTTTTTTCATAGATATGTTCTTCTTCTATATTCCCGGCAAAACTAATAGAATGATCGCCGATTGACCCTTCGGCAACGAATAGACCGCACAAATAACCAAAATTGTAATCAGATTTAATAAACCTATTGTGCCATTTGCCATCGGGGTTTTTACTCTTTACCTTGTTAGGCTTTAACCACGGATTAACAAAATTGATTTTGTTGTTTTGTTTGACATAATCGGATATATCTATTTTGAATTTTTTCTGTTCGATATCAAATGATTTAATTATTTTATCCTTCTTTGTTATGTATTTTATTTGTTTCCAAAGACGAGTTTCGTCTTTATCCATAACTTCTATTGGATGATTCTCTGTAGCTGTTAATTGAAACCCATAATAAGGTTGTATGTTCATCATTTTATGAGTAGGACGATGACGACTGATTCCTTTGATACCACGATATTCTCCTGTATGTGTCAAAATCATATCATTTATATGTAGATGGTGAATTTCTTTTGGCCCATCAATAGTAAATACCATTGTCGATGGTTCTACACATAAATCATCCGTTTTTACCGTTCCAGTTTTACTAGGTTCTTTTTTGTAACCACGAGGAGTTGGTCTTCTTTGAAGATTCAACATTTCGTCCATTAATAGTTTGTGATATGGAATGACAATTTTCCCGCTAACAACTAAACTGTATAGTTCGTCATATATTGCCATGATATATTTGTTATCAAATTTAGTACATTTAGCCGCTATACCTTCCTGCCGCAATTTATGTATACTGCCTGCACTATTCCATTGGTCAAATGTTACAGATGCCAAGAAAAATCGACTCTTCAAATAAATCATATATTTATCAACCTCTTCAACTAAGATAGGTTTTCCTGCTGTGGGACTCCAATATTTGATATGGTCAACAACAACGCGAAAATCAGCAGTCCTCGTTTCCCTGTTCAAAAAAACCTGTTTATGACAAACAGCTAAAGCGTAGTTGTGGCTTGTGCTTGCTGGGTCAAGATGGGCAAAATACGCAACTCCCGGTTCCCCATATTCTAAAAAGCTCATTCCACGACCTGCATCGAATAGTGCTTCCACTGATTCTCTTGGGAAGAAAGTTGTACCTGCTGTCCCTGCAAACTCTGCTCCATATTCTTGACGAAATTCTTCATCAGGCAGATTGCTAACATCTCTCAGGTCCTGTTCGGAAAGGTTCGGGTCTACATTCCATGTTGGTATTCTACACGATACTCTATTATGTTTTTGTGGAGATTTAGTATATAAATCAAACAGAACTCCCTCTTTACCCATAGGAGATGAAATACAAATGATTTTACCATCAAATTCTTTCTTTGTTTTTTGATTACCATAATTGTCTATAATTGGATTTCCGTCATCATCAAATATTTTGACTTTTCTGAAATATGTGTTTACGGCTGGTTCTAATGCTTGATATAGCCTGACATCAGAGGATGGACCGGAAGTAACATTATAAGATGCCATTTCATCAAATAGCAATGTATGAATAGATTTACCACGTAATATACTAGAATTACTATGACCAACTTCTATGATGATAGAACCTTTTTTTCTCGCAATTTTTCTGCTCTGTCTCTCTATATTATCTTGCTTATCTTTTGGTGTTAATAAGCAAATTGAATCAGCACCAATACCTTCTGGCATATATTTGTCAGAAAAATATTCACTGTTAATAATTTTTTCTTTAATCTCCGAAAAAGCTAAACCTGCCTGATCGGATGAACTCGCTACCGTTAAGATTGATATGGGAGCACCAGCACCTTTACCATATATCGCATATGGATCTCCACCAGGACTCTCAATTAGCTTCATCGCTTCGTATGCCGCTATAACGGAGAATAAAAATGTTTTACCAGAACGTCGTCCCCAGACAAGTATTAAGTCTCTGAATTTAGAAGTAGTGAAATATTTTTCTAAAGCATCCCCATGATGCCCATCATCTAGATTAATATCTTTGCAAAATTGAATTTCTTCATCAGTTAGTGTAAGATTTTCATTACCATGAGATCCCCTATAAAAAATCTTTAGGATTATTTTTTGCATAGGATACAAATCTGTCATGATTTCTTCGTATTGATTAAAAATTTTGAGTCCAAGGTATTGGGTACTTTCACAGAATGTCACAATGTCAGGTATAGCAAATCCTGAATGTGACGCGTTTAAAGAAGATTGTACATCTTCAAGTATCGTACTTAATTTTTTATATTCTTTTCTCGGCATTTTCATTCCTTTTGTAACTGAACCCATTTCTTAGGCGTTATCAACCCATATGGATCATAGTAAAGTTCTAGAATTTCTGAAGCAGTCAATACCCTATTCCACATAGCAAGACAATCAATCGCACCTTCCATTCTTCTTGCACCCGTCCTGGCACTCGCAATAACTAATGGCTGGACAGCGGCAGTTATCGTATCACCGGTAGCATCACTATTGATTAATTGCCCATTCCAATAGACTTCTTGACCGGCAGGACTTGCTGTAACAGCAATGCTTCCCCACTCACCTTCAATTCCTGGCCATATTCCACTGATCCCACCGTCTACTGTATTTCCGAAATACCAGAAGTAAAATCCAGTAGACCACGGTGCATACAACGCGATACGATTGTTTAAATCCCCATCGTTCCAATCAATTATTGCGGACTGCTGTTGATCGTCATTTCTGTAACGAGCAAAGATGGTTATTTTCTCATGAGGTAGCCATGCAAAACTGTCAGGAACCTGAGCGTAATCGGCAGTTCCGTCAAACTTGTATATAGAACCATTTGGACCCATTGTCCAGTTACCAATAGGAGCAGAACTTACGATAGCAGCGTGACGCCCTTGACCACCTACATCGGAAAGTCTACTTCCGCCGCCTTCCCAGAATGGCCAGTATGCCACTAATCCTTGAGAAATTGGATGGTCATAACGAATTCCAGGAGTCCAAAGTTCTGGTTTTTTTGTTTGAACTACGGGGTTTATTGTCATTGCCATTGGCAAGACCGCAGAAGAACTACTAGAGGAACTCGGTGTATTAGAACTTTCAGAACTCGACGAACTACTTGATGAACTCGGTGTATTGCTGCTTTCTGAACTCGGAGTATTTGAGCTTGGAGAACTTGAAGAACTGCTTGAGCTACTAGACAAATCAGAAGAACTCGAACTGCTTGAGCTAATAGAACTTTGATCGTTATCACTTGAACTACTGGAACTGGAAGAACTGGGCGTATTACTACTTGAACTGCTTGAAGAACTTGGAGTATTAGAACTTTCACTACTTTCTGATGTTGGCGAACTACTACTTGACGAAGTAGAACTTGGTGTATTGGAGCTAGAACTAGAACTTGGAGTGTTAGAACTTGGACTGCTTGACGAAGAACTACTTGTACTACTTGGCGAACTACTACTTGGACTGCTAGGTGAAGAAACACTTGATAATGAACTACTCGAACTTGAGGTTAATGAGGTAGGACTACTTGAACTACTACTGGTCGAGCTTGGAGTATTCGAACTGCTTGAACTACTACTGGTCGAGCTTGGGGTATTCGAACTACTCGAACTACTACTGGTTGAGCTTGGGGTATTCGAACTTGACGAGCTTGACGAACTACTACTTGTAGAACTTGGGGTATTAGAGCTTGAACTACTTGAACTTGAACTCGACGAGCTTGTTGAACTTGGGGTGTTACTGCTTGAACTTGACGAACTTGGAGTATTTGAACTTGAACTACTTGAACTTGAACTACTACTAGAACTACTGGTCGATGAACTCGAAGAAGAACTCGTTGATGAACTTGAAGAACTACTCGATGATGAACTTGAAGTAGATTCCGTGGATACACTCGATGACGATGACAAAGATTCCGACGAACTTGATGAACTCAAATCACATGGAGGATCGATATACTCCGGGTCAATGATATATCCTGCCTTTTCAGACAGGACAGCAAAACTACACATAACTGTAAGACCATTATCCGACAAAAATCCATTAACACTTCCATAATGAAAAGTTACATGGTATTGAAGTGCCTTCACGGCTTCGACTTGATCTGTCGCCATATCAAGTCTTCTGCTATCTATCTCTCTGTCCAAAATTGTATAAATAGAATCACGTAAGGAGTGTCCTACCATTTTGTTCTTTGTGGCATCATCAAATTCATTGTCTGTTACATAAGTGTTGATTTCATTATACGCTAGTTGCAAAAATCTAGACATAAGGATATTACCATCATAATTGTATGAAAAAGTATCAGCAATTGATTTATACGTGGATGGGGCTATCATGTATACACGACATCCTCTGCTATTACTGCATCGCAAACAGCATCATCAGCTATTCTAGTTATCCTTGTAAAGTAAACGTCTCCTCTGCCCATATTAGTTGTGTCTATCATATTCGGCATACTTGAGAAGCGGACTCTTCTTCCTATGTATTCTTTGTATAATCCTCCTTCCGGGAAAAAATCATAGTATATATTGCCTTCAGTATCTTCAGCCGTTTCATAACTCCAACCTATCACTGATGTTCTTGTGTCTAATGTTTGTAGTACATCAGTAAACGCAACATCAGTAGCTGCTTCTAATATGAAATCATAATAATTGCCAGAACATCCGGTGCTAGATACTGATGTGTTAAATTCCCAATATCCTTCTGTGTAGATATTTTGTGAATTAACATATAAACCGGGTAATAATTTGGTCTGTGCTTGTTTCGCATCTTGAGACACACCGGTTAGATTAGATATATTATTGTTATTTTGTTGAGGGTACTCTACGGAATAGTTTTCCGCGTAAAGTAAAATGTCAAGTATGGCTTGACTGATTTTGTATCCTTTTAATTCCAAAAATTCATTTAATGTTAGTTCCTCTACGAGTTGACCTGTTATTTTTGCATACACTGAGTTATATTCTGCAACAAACCCATTTCTGGCCAGTTCTACTAAATATTCCACCATCGGTTTGAACAATCCAACTATGGCTTCATCTGTATACGGATCAGCAGCAATTAGCATCGGATACAACAAATCCACTTCTGTCGCCACATCATGACTGGCAACAATATATGCATACGCAGCCTGTGATTCCGCCTGTTGGGGATACATAAGGGCGATAGCTTTTGCTATATTATTATGGCATGTTAGCCAAGTTTCACTTAAATTAGCCATTACAGAAATACAGACTCCTGACCGTTGATGAAATATTGTTTGTTAATTTGTATTGTGCCATTTTTTCCTATGATAGATGTAGTTCCTATAGAATAATTCAAATAAGTATTGAACATATATGTATTCCAATCTCTCGTTGTTGAATGATAATAGAAACCTCCATCAAAGACCTTTATGTATCCTGCTGGTTTTATCGTATGTCCAACATCTTGCCTTGGAGTCTGGATGGTAGTATGAACATAATATACACTTGTTGATGAAGCAACTTTGCTAATTGTCATTGCAATAT